CTCAGAATTAAAAATGCACCTTCGAGTTGACTCCGAGACTCTAGACGGTAATTTAGCAATTACTCAGTCTATGTCACTTGGGTCGCATGCCATTGCTGCTGACTATACTACGCATGTTGGGGCTGGAGTCGACGTTCTTGGTAAAGAGTCGGAGGTTTTGCTTCACTGTGGAGCTAATCAGGCGACTGGGACGAATGACACAAAAATTCAGGAGTCCGACGACAATGTGATGTACACGGACTGGACTGGAGGGGCATTCACTCAGGTCACGACAGCCAATGACAATGCAGATTACAAGAAGCAATACACTGGGGTGAAACAATACATAAGAACAGTTTCGAAGGTTCTCTTGGCAGCCTGTGAGTTCAGTTCATCTATACTTGTCAACGAGGCAACAAATGCTGAGGACGACCTGTTGGAGGACATCCTACAGGCGGGTAGGGAGCAGGCTGAGGACATTACTCGGAGAGCCCTCCTGACACAAACCTGGGACCTGTACCTGGATCGGTTTCCTGGAGAAAGCTTCATTAAATTGCCGTTCGGGAATCTTGTGAGTGTCACTCACGTGAAATATACTGACAGTGACGGAAGCGAGACTACAATGACGGTGACTGACGAATACTTGGTTGAGACGAATGGAGAAGGTATTGGCAGGGTCGTCCTTCCATACAGTGTCTCCTGGCCTTCGTTTACTGAGTATCCTTCTAACCCGATTGTCGTTCGATTCGTATGTGGTTGGACGACTGCTGCACTAGTTCCGAGCAAGATTAAGAGTGCTATTAAAATGATCTGTGCGGATTTGTATGAGAACAGGGAATGGCAAGTGATCTCATCATTCCCTCAGGCCTTCAGCGATAATGTCGCTGTTCAGCGTCTTCTCGCGAGCTCCAGACTACAGGATGAATTCTGATGAGGATAGGTGATCTTACCAAGAGAATAGATCTTGAGGCCCCGACCAAGGCATCTGATGGAATGGGATCATACGATGAGACTTGGACTACAATAGCGACTTCGGTAGCGGCAGCGATCTGGTCTTATAGTGGTAAGGAGATGGTTCAGAGTATGCAGACGACTGGTGAGGTTACTCACCGGATTAGGATAAGGTATCGCAGTGTCCTGAGGACTTCGTGGAGAGTCAAGTTTGGTAACAGGTATTTTTCGATAGTTTCTCCTCCAATCGATTTCGATATGGAGCATAAGTATCTTGAACTACTTTGTAAGGAAAATGTATGAAGAATTTGACGACAGCGATCTACAGTAAATTGTCTGGAAGTGCTCTTGCAGCGCACGTCTCGAATCAGCTTTTCAAGGGTAGAGCGCCGGATGCGACGGAGTATCCGTACATTGTCTATATGGTAGTTACGGACGTCCCTGAGAAGACATTTTCTGAGGACTTTGAGAATGTAATAGTGCAATTTTCACTGTTTTCAGCTGCTTCTGGCACAACTGAGCTAGAGGATATGTATACTGATCTGAAAACGCTCTACGACGATCAAGAGTTGACAGTCGTTGGTTCCACAATGATTTGGATGAAAAGGGACATAGCTGTTTTTTCTGTTGAAGATCATGAGACTCCGAGCGGCCAACAACGGGTTTTTTCTTATCATGTAGATTACAACATTAAAATGAGTTTAGACTAATGGTGCATTTACCTCAAATTGTTTATCTCCAGACCATGACTGCCTGTAATGGTCACTGTGGCTACTGCCCATTCGATGATGTCTACGAGGGTGAGCCTGTGAAGAGGATGACTCGTACAGTTTATAAGGCAATCATAGAGTGGCTAAAATCTCAGGATTATCAAGGACGGATAGGGTTCTTGTTGCATTATGAGCCGACATTAGATACACGTCTAGGAGAGTGGAGAGCATACGCAAGAGAGGAACTCCCAGGTGTGAGCTTAGAAGTGGCGACTAACGGCATAATTGATAGTCCTGTCTTGAAGCAGTTCGACCGGGTTGACTGCGTACCGGCAGGTTCATTACAGAACGCGACGTCCAGGGCAGGGAACTGTAAGGCGACTCCAGAGACGACGCAGGGTAAAAGGCTGCTGGAACCGCCATGCACTCTTCCTATTCACACAATGTGTATTGCGGTCAACGGGGATGCTTCTCTCTGTTGTCAGGACTGGCGACATGAGTCAATTGTGGGTACATATAGAGATTTAACCGCTGCAAGAAATAGTCAGCTGCATTATGCGGAGAAGGTTAAGAGTCAGGAGCTCGAGATTTGTCAAGATTGTATCTCAGGTAAGACGGCTGAAGAGATAGGGGATAGGTTGGGGGTGCGGAGCTTATCATGAGAATTACCGTCTTCACAATTGCATATAATGGTTACGGCGCATATATCCCTCGATGGTTAAAGAGTATACAGTCACAGAGTTACTTAGCGCATGAGATTATTGTTGTCCTTGGGCAGGATCACGGGTTGCAGGAGATTCCGAGCGGAGTGAAAGTTATCTATCATGGTCAGCCTGCGACGATGGGATTCCTACGTAATTTGGCACTCGATGTGGCCACGGGAGATTATATGTTTTATTTCTCAGCAGACGACATATTGCTTGGGGACGCTTTGCAGGGAATCAGTGAGGTGGACGCTGACCTTATCGGGCTCCGTTATTATCAAGAAAACGAGGTGCGTGTTACACCTGAGATAGTTGGCGAGAAATTGGATGACTGGGAAACACATTATATTGGGGCTTGTGGTTACGTGGCCTTTAAAAATGGTTTGCGGTATGAGGATACCAACTGGCCTAATTATCCGTTATTGTTTCAGGCGCACATGAAAGGATACACCTTTGGGAGGACTGAAGAAGCGGGAGCGGTTTATATACAGCGGCCTGATGCTCATGGTCAGGATTTTGGGAATAACGAGCAAGGGCGAGAGGAAATAATGGAGTGTCTCTTGTTATATGGACTCATAACTTCACGAGGGAGATTATTAAGGTGAATAGATTGGGGAAGAGATCATTATGAGGATTCTTGTTTTAGCATATCACATATCAAATAAGTCTGGTGGGTCTGGGCGATTCATGTGGTGTGTGACAAAGACTTTGACTTCAATGGGGCATGATGTAACTTTGAGCTCTACACCAGAGGAGCATGTTGATGGGGAGTTTGATCTTATCCTGTGCAGTCACTTTTTACCATATATTCTTGACAATCCTGCTCCTAAGGTTATTATTTCACACGGAATAGTCAAAGACGAGTCTTTTTTCCCTGGTGCAGACAAATACGTCTCCATTAGTCCTGAAGTGCAGAAGCACAATCTTGAGAACAGTTTCTACAGTGAAGTTATACCTCAGCCGATTGAAATCGTCGAGCGGATTAGTGTAAATGATGTGCTGGAGAAGATTCTTGTGATTAGAGGGCATAAAAATGAGCCATGTCCGTTTGCGTTTTTGAAAGAGACGTATGATTTAAGATACAGCGATCCAGACATTCCTATAGAAGGTCAGATCTCTTGGGCAGATTTGTGCATTACACTTGGTAGAGGTGCTCTTGAGTCGATGGCTCAAGGTAAGCCAGTTCTTGTTGCAGACAATCGGTCATATATGGGGGCTATTGGAGACGGCTACGTTAACCGTGAGAACATAGCAGAGATTGCTAAGTGCAATTTCTCTGGGAGGAGACACTCGATGCCGATCACACGAGAGTGGGTTGAGTCTGAACTCTCCAAGTATCATTCATATGATTCGGAGTTTCTGTTTAGCTACGTGACGGAGAATCATGAGGCTGAAGAGATTATGCATCGCTATCTTTCTTTAATAGATCAACCCGATGTTATGACAACTAAGGGGTTGACTTCCGTTGTCATTCCAGTGTATAATCAACACGACTACTCCCAAGAGTGTATTCAGGCAGTTATGGAAAATACGACGGATTATGAGATAGTTGTAGTTGATAACGGATCAGAGCCTCCGTTTCAGCCTCTGTTTTCAGGATTCAATGAGCTTAGGCTCATACGGAATGAGGAGAATAGGGGGTTCCCTGTTGCAATTAATCAAGGGATACGGGAGGCTCGTGGTGAGACAGTCGTTCTACTGAATAATGATGTGGTTACTACTCCGGGGTCATTAAATAGGCTTGAGTCTTGGTTAGAATCTTTTGATATTGTCGCTCCTGTCACGAATTATTGCGCAGGGATTCAGGAGATCAAATTGCCGGTTTATCAAAGTCGGGAGGAGTTAGATGAGTGTGCAAGGGTCAGGCTGGAAGAGAATGAGGACGAAGGAGTCAAGGTTAACTGGGTGATTGGGTTTTGTATGGCTTTTAGGAGGTCCCTATATGATGAGTTAGGTCAATTCGATGAGTCGTTGTGGCCGTGCTCAGGAGAAGAAATTGATTTCTGTTTCAGGGCGAAGGAGGCGGGTCACTCTATAGGGATCGCTCTTGACACATACGTTCATCATGAGGGGTCATTAACGTTCAAAGATCTTCAAGAAGACGGCGTGGTGAAATATAAGGAAGTTTGTAATAGGTCTGACAGATTACTTGAACACAAGTGGGGTAGGGGGTTTTGGCATAATCAGGTAACGAGTGAAGATGTGAGATTGAATCTTGGATGTGGGGCTCATCCTATACAGGGGTTTATTAATATCGATCAGGCTTCAGGGGTTAGGCCTGATGTTGTTGCAGATGTGATGGATCTTTCTTATGGGGAAGGTACTGTTGATGAGATATATTGTGGTCATCTTCTTGAACATTTTACTTACATTGAGGGGAAAAATGCTCTCAGGTATTGGATTAGTCTCTTAAAGCCAGGTGGGGTGATGAGTGTGACTGTACCTGACTTTGACTTTCTTGCGTGGAAGCATCTGGAGAATCCGACTGCTGAGTCTCTAATTGAGTTTAATGAGACTTACATTTATTCATATACCCAAGATTCAAAGCACAAGTATTGTTATAATGGAGGTCTTTTAAAGAAAGTGATGGAGGACGTTGGGTTTGTTAATCTTGAGAAGTTGCCAATTGATTTTCAATATTTTGTTGATCCAGTTCCGTGGCAGGTAGGATTTAAAG